CGACAGGTGGTACTGGCCCAACAGGACAAAAAGGCCAAAAGGGAGAAGTGGGGGCTACAGGTCCGACAGGTGGTACTGGCCCAACAGGACAAAAAGGCCAAAAGGGAGAAGTGGGGGCTACAGGTCCGACAGGTCCAACGGGGCAGAAAGGACAAAAGGGTCAAAAGGGTCAGAAAGGTCAGACAGGAAGCACTGGTCCGACAGGAAGCACTGGCCCGACAGGAAGCACTGGCCCGACAGGAGCCAAGGGGCAAAAAGGCGAGACAGGAGTACAAGTAACTAGCTATGGAAGCACGTTTAGCACAAATGTTACCTATACAAATCCTCACAGTTATACAATTTTTATATTGGGTGCTTTGAATATGACATCTGGGCTTACAATTACTATTGCTGGAACCGCACAAGCATATAAAACATATGGTCAGTATGCAAATGTTACTATTCCTGTTCCAGCAAGTGCTACATGGAAAGTAAATAATGTTTATAATAATGACTATATCTTGCGGGAAGTAGATTAATTATGCTTTATTTTAAAGACGAAAACAATGAAGTATATGCCTATAACGAGGGCCAAGCCGTTAAAGATGGTTTAATACAAATTTCTGAAAGCGAAAAAGAAAGTTTGTTAGCTGAACAGCAAGCAAATTTTTACACAAATTTCCTGTTATCATTAGATACAGAAGATAAAATAAGAGATTACAGAAATAGTCTTTTATCATTTGAGGTTGACCCAATGGTATCTAATCCTTTGCGCTGGAATAGTCTTACTGATGCTCAACGTACAGCATGGACGCAATACAGAACAGATTTACTTAATGTGCCGCAGCAAGCTGGTTTTCCACATAATATAACGTGGCCTAATAAACCAAGCTAATTTATTCATTGGGGGGATTATGCGACAAAACTGGCAGATGTGGTCTGGTGGCTTGTCAGATATAGATTTATCAACGATCTTTATGGAAGCTTCTAAGCTTAACACACAAGCGGCAACAACCTTTAACAACGCGGATACAAGAGTAAGGTCCAGCGATGTTGCTTGGTTGAGCGGCAATGAGGCGGTTCAAGATATTCTTTGGAAATATGTTAAAGCGGCAAATGAAAACGCCTTCCATTGCCAAGTAGAAAATATTTGTGACATTCAATTTACAGAATATCATGCTAATAAGGGTGGTCATTACGACTGGCACATAGATGTAAACTGGGATGGTAATGAGCCGCGGGATAGAAAGTTAAGCGTTACGGTGCAGCTTTCAGATCCAAGCGAATATAACGGCGGGGGCTTTGAATTTGCAGAATGCCAAACCCCAGATGCCTCATCTCGCCTCAAGGGAACAGTTTTAGTTTTTCCAAGTTATTTGCGGCATAGAGTTTTGCCTATCACAAGTGGCACAAGAAAAAGCCTTGTTGCTTGGTTTGAGGGGCCAAGGTGGCAATAGTCTATCAAATCTCCCTTCATGGCGATGCTTTTGACGCAAGAGGTAAGGACTGGAACACTGTAGAGTCTGAAACAGGATGTGTTAGGGATACACAGTGGCGTGACCCAATACTCGACAGACCCTTGTTGGTAACAGAGTTTGGGTGTGCCGTAAGCCACCTTAGAGTTTGGGAAAAGATAGCTAATTCTAATCGCAACGGGATAATTCTTGAAGAAGATGCAGTTTATAACAGCATTGACCCAAGTGCAGTAGACACTCTATTGAAAGAGCATGACAGCGTTTGGTTGGGATACCGCCTTAATACTCTTGGCTATTGGTATAATTGTCATGCTTACGCTATTAGACCAGAAACCGCCAAGAGATTGATAGACGGATACAAGGATGCTATCATTCCTGTAGATGAATGGGTGCCTGCCAAATTAAAAGTTCAATCGAACTTTTTCTTTACACCAGAGATTGTAACGCAGATACCCAGAGAAGTTAGACCAAGCACGATTGAGGGGGAATCAATGCAGGTACATGTATTAACAGTTGGAACTGATCAAAGTAAAATGTGGGCTTTAGAGCAATCTGCAAAAGCGCACGGGATAACGTACTTAAATCTAGGTCGCCAAGTAACTTGGAAGGGCGGCACAATGGAATCCCACGGTGGGGGTCAAAAGATTAATCTTGTACGCAATCACCTTGAATCCTTGCATGATGGGGATGTGGTGCTGTTTTTGGATGGTTATGATGTTATCATAAACGACACGCTGCCTACTATCCTAGAGAGATACGAGGACATGGGTGCGGATATCATATTCGCAGCGGAAAAGAATTGTTGGCCTGATCCGACAATGGCCTCAGAGTTTCCCTTGTCAACAATCTATAGGTATTTGAACAGTGGCGCGTACATAGGTAAAGTGAGTACGCTCAAAGAGTTTCTTAATGAGGCAGTGCCCAATGACTCTGATGATCAACTATGGATGCAAAAAAGATTTTTATCATCTGACTGGCAATCCACGGCTTCTGCTAATTTAGATTACGAAGGCTACATCTTTCAATGCGACGATGATGTTGAGATTATCAATGGTCAATTAGCAAACGGTATGTGCTGCCCATGTATCTATCACGGGAATGGTGGAGATGACGCAAAGGTAAGATTTAAAAATCTTGCAGATAAATTTGGGTATATCGAAGAGGCGGAGGTATTATCTCCTGCATACCATAAGGGTCTTGGGTACGAAGAAGTTGCACCAGAAATACTGGTGACGGACTTTATGTCGGAGGCACAGTGCCAACGATACATTGAAGCATCAGAGAGCCTTGGTCGGTGGGGTGAGCTTGATGGCGATAAGTTCCCAGCACAAGAGATTAGAATAAAAGAACTAGGTCTGTGGGACGAGATATCAGAACAATGGGCAGAGAAACTTAGTAAGATATGCGAGAAGCATTGGCATCCAGAAGCGTACCTTGGCTTGCGTGATGCGTTTACTATGCGTTATTCTATGGACACACAGAAGGAATTAGGTCTTCATACAGACGCATCTCTGTTCACAGGCAGCGTGAAGCTCAACGACAATTACGCTGGTGCGGAGCTTGTTTTTCCTAGACAAGAGTTTACAAACAAGGATGTAAAAGTTGGGCAGTGCATTTTGTTTCCGTCTATGGTAACACATGGACATAAGGTTCTGCCTTTGCGTGGGGGAAAGAAGTATAGCTTGACCATGTGGACCTGTCGATATGAAGGTGACTCAAACTAAAAACAATGTTAGATTATTGCTATGTTAGGACAATCCCCCATAGCAGGTGCCCCGTTAGCGGGTTCTGGTAGTGTAGCTAGAATTGTTAGCTTAGATCATGGTTCTTTTGCTGCTACGGGTCAGGCGGCTGGAACCACAATAGCTCTTAGCGATGGTTTTGGCGCGGGCACCTTTGCTGTTTCTGGTCAGACACTCACCCCCAACATAGCTATGAACGAGGACTTTGGAGCGGGTAGCTTTACAGTCACGGGTCAAGCGGCACCTTTAAATGTTTCCGCAAGTCTTGCATCAAGTTCTTTTGCTGTATCAGGACAAGCAGTTTCGCTTGATTTAGGCTTTGGACTTCCCGGCGGTGCAGAGGCGGCGTCTTACGCCCTTACAGGTCAAGACGTAACGCCAGTAATATCTGTAAGCGCAATACTCAATCAAGGTAGTTTTGCTTTAACAGGTCAGGATGCGTTTGGGCTTGTCGGGGAAATTTTTGAGGCGGGTGGTTTTAACTTAACGGGACAAACCGCTAACTTCCAAAAGGCTATGCGTTTGGCCGCAGATCATGGCAGCTTTGCAGCTTCTGGTCAGGCAGTAGACTTTGGTGTGCAGGTAAGTGCCATACTGGATCAGGGATCATTTGCGGCAAACTTCCAAGATATAAGTTCTAAGGTTACTAGGGTTCTAGAATTTGGCTCTTACGCAACAACAGGGCAAAGTGTTGATACTGTAATTGCCTTGCGGGAACAGCCTGACAGGGGATCATTTGCGGTTACTGGGCAAGCAATAGGTACACCGATTGCAATGCGTGAAGAGTTGGCGCATGGAAACTTTGCGGCAAACGGACAAAACTTAAACTTCCAGAAATCTATGAACGCAGAGGCTGGTAGCTTTGCGCTGACAGGATTCACTGCAACCAAAAAAGTAAGCGAAGCAATGGACCACGGTTCGTTTGCTTTGACGGGTCAGGCGATAAACTTTAAGAAGACTGCCAATCTTGAGGCGGGAAGTTTTGCAGTCACAGGCCAAGATCTTACCACGAGGTTCGAGGGAAGCGTTGCGTTAGATCAAGGCTCCATTGCATTGACGGGGCAAGCGGCTGCTTTCAAGGTAGATAGAGTTATTAACGCGGGAGCAGGAAGCTTTACGCTTACAGGCCAAGATGCAAGCTTGGCAAAGGCACTTAGACTAGATTTAGACTCAGGTTCGTTTACTTTAACGGGCTTTGATTCAAATGTAAGCTTCACAGAATTGCTGGACGTTGGGCAGTTTGGTATTGCCGGACAGGACGTAACATTTATTCTGGGAGAATTCGTAGAGGGAGTTTCGATAACCGTATTCATTGGGGGCGCTGCTGTTTACGGTCTAATATTGCCTGATCAAGATCCAAATTGGGCAACGGTAACACCAGCACAAGATCCACAATGGACCCTTGTTGCTTAAAACTAGAATAAAAAGTATATTAAGTGCAATTGAACTTTTTAGATAGGCGCTCAGATGGCTACATATACAGACGCAAACGGCGTTAAACTCATAACTACAGGTGACGAGGCTGGTACATGGGGTTCTAGTACAAACGTCAACCTGCAAATCCTTGATCGTGCAGCTAACGGCTTTGAGTCTATCGCTCTCAGTTCAACGACATATACCCTAGCTCTATCTGCCCAGCCTTCCTCTGCGGAAGATGGGCATTATAAGGCTATAAAGTTTACGGGGTCTCCCGGAGGCACATGTACAGTAACTTTGGCTCAGAACGACAAAGCCAGAGTGTATATGATCTTAAACTCTACAGATGCTGCCTTGATCATCACACAGGGTTCTGGCGGTAACGTAACGATTGAGGTTGGTAAAGCTTCTATTGTTCTTGCAGACGGTGCAGGATCTGGTGCGGCAGTAACCGACTTTACCGCTGCGGTACAGAACGTAACGGATTTATCTAGCCCATTTAATGTTGGTGCAACTAGCGTTACTACATCTGGAGCAGAATTAAACTTGCTGGACGGTTCAGCGGCGGGCACTATCGCCAACAGTAAGGCCGTAATTTACGGGTCATCTGGCGAGGTAAACGCCACAACGCTACAGATCTCAGGCACCTCTATCACAGCCACGGCGGCTGAGTTGAATTATGTGGATGGGGTTACATCTGCGATACAGACTCAGATTAATGGTAAGCAAGCAACGATAACAGGCGCAGCCACAACCATTGATGATACTGACTTAACAGCTAGTAGGGCGGTTATATCAAATGGAAGCGGTAAGATTGCCGTGTCCGATGTTACAGACACAGAGCTTAGTATTTTAGATGGATTAACGGCGTCTACCGCAGAACTTAATATTATGGACGGTGTTACAGCGACTACGGCAGAGCTTAACTACGTTGATGGTGTAACCTCTGCTATTCAAACGCAAATTAATGGCAAACAGGCAACCATCACAGGAGCCGCCACCACTATAGATGATGCTGATCTTACTGCCAGTAGAGCGGTTATATCTAATGCAAGCGGAAAGGTTGCAGTATCAGACGTAACGACAACTGAACTCGATATCTTAGATGGTCTTACAGCCTCAACGGCAGAACTTAATATTATGGACGGTGTTACAGCCACCACCTCTGAGTTGAACATCATGGATGGTGTGACAGCTACTACGGCAGAGCTTAATTATGTCGATGGCGTAACTTCTGCTATCCAGACACAACTCAATGGTAAGCAGGCAACTATTACAGGAGCCGCAACCACCATTGATGATGCAAATCTTACAGCAAGCCGTGCGGTTATATCTAACGCGAGCGGAAAGGTTGCAGTTTCTGCGGTCACGGATACAGAGCTTGGGTATTTGGATGGTGTCACATCCGCTGTGCAAACTCAGATAAACGGGAAGCAAGCGACTATCACAGGAGCGGCTAGCAGCATTACAAGCTCAAACCTCACTGCACTGAGATCACTTTATTCTGATGCAAGCGGAAAGGTTGCGGCTTCTTCGATAACCGCTACAGAGCTTAGTTATTTAGGTGGAGTGACTTCTGCAATTCAAACACAGTTAGATGGAAAACTATCTACTGGTGGCGGCACATTAACAGGAAGCTTGAATGTAGGTTCTGGTAATCAGCTATTTACCGATACTGTTACGGAAGTTTCTTCTGGATCAGGTGTAACTATTGATAGCGTCCTATTGAAGGATGACACTGTCACAGCAGATAGTCATTTTATATCAGGTGGTAGCGGCTCTACTTGGGAAATAGTAAAAAGCGGTACAAGCCTTATAATTAAGTATGGCAGTACAACTCTTTTTCAGTTGGATAATTCTGGGAACTTGACTGTTGCTGGCGATGTAACGGCGTTTGGAAGTTTATAATGGCAATACCAACATCTGGATCAGTATCCTTTAGCGAGATACAGACGGAGTTCACAGGGTCTAATCCAATTAGCCTTAGTGAATACCTTGGCATAACCGCCATTCCAGACAACATACCTGCAAGCGGCGCTATTTCTGTGAG